CCCCATTCAGAATGCCCGCTATGTCATTTTCCTGATTACCGGAAAAAATAAAGTCGACGTAGTAGAAGAAATCTGTCATTCGGGAGACACTGGTCCCGCAGCCTATATAGCTCATCACGCGCAGAATGTAGAGCTATTTGTGGATAAAGCGGCTGCCGCATATATTGACGATAGTAATAAAAAGATGAACTAGAACTGTTTCGTTGACGAAACTAACAGAAAAAAGAAAAATATGAATCCTTATCAAAATTCATTTGGAGGTAATATCCCGCAGGACGTAGCCGGGAAACAAGGTGAAAATGTCATTTTTATTGTTTATACTCTAAAAGATACTCCCGAAACTCTTGATAAAGTAAAAGATGTATGCGCTAATTTCTCGGCCATGATTCGCAGCATGCGTAATCGTTTCCCCGAACTGATGTTCAGTTGCACGATGGGCTTTGGCGCCGATGCCTGGAGCCGTCTTTTCCCGGAAAAGGGAAAGCCGAAAGAACTGAACACTTTTGAAGAGATCAAAGGCGGAAAGCACACGGCAGTCTCTACTCCGGGCGACATCTTGTTTCATATCCGTGCAAAACAGATGGGGTTGTGTTTTGAGTTTGCTTCCATCATTGACGAGAAGCTCCAAGGCGTAGTTGAACCTGTCGATGAAACTCACGGTTTCAGATATATGGACGGCAAGGCTATTATCGGCTTTGTAGACGGAACAGAGAATCCGGCAGTTGATGAGAATCCTTATCATTTTGCGGTGGTAGGAGAGGAGGATGCTGATTTTGCAGGAGGAAGTTATGTTTTTGTACAGAAGTACATTCACGATATGGTTGCATGGAACGCTCTGCCTGTGGAAGAACAGGAGAAAGTGATCGGTCGTCGTAAGTTTAACGATGTCGAACTGTCTGACGAGGAGAAACCTCAAAATGCGCATAATGCCGTCACTAATATTGGTGATGACCTGAAAATTGTGCGTGCCAACATGCCATTTGCCAATACGTCTAAGGGAGAATATGGCACATACTTCATCGGTTATGCAAGTACGTTCAGTACGACCCGGCAGATGTTGGAAAGTATGTTCATCGGCAATCCGGTAGGGAATACCGATCGTTTGCTTGACTTCAGCACAGCTGTAACAGGAACACTTTTCTTTGCTCCTTCCTACGATTTGCTGGGAGAATTGGGCGAATAAAAAAAGAAAAATAAGAATAAAAGATTGGAGGAGGATTACACTTTGGTAATCTCCTCCACTATATATTGATCTTTCACTCTCCTGCAGGTACATACAAAGTATTCCGGATGTTTCAGGGCTCCTTCTAAAGTATCAGGAAGAATCATCTCTTTGGTACGTCTATCCATTGCCACCGTTGCATATAGAATACCCTCTTTTTCGCATCTCTCAATTAATGCATTTTTTAGTTCTTCTACGCTATATTCCATTTGTGTGAGACTTTATCGCTGCAAAGTTATGGAAAATATGTATATTTTGTGCAATAATATTCCTGTAATATATAAAAATAGCTCCCTAGTTCGTCCGCCGACGAGGGAGCTATCAACACAAAAACTAAACTAGACACATTTTTGGAAATCTAGTTGTATATTCTGTATATCAATTATATAGTCCTGCTTTTTTTTATGGTTCGACCATAATTCGACCATTTGATGTTTTATGTACTATCAAGATTTCTATATTTCATATTTTATATTACTTTAAATATTATATTTGCGCATTGTCAAACTAAAATAGTGCGTTTATGAAATCGTTATTAAAAAATGTCCTAAGAAGGATAAGTAAAAAACAATCTTCTAAAGAAGATAATGCAACAGCCTTTTATCCCCAGTGTTGTGCAAAAGTGGATGATTCCGCTCGTATGCGTATAAAAATGTCTTATGACCAAAATGTAAAAGAAACTATATCAAGCTTGAAAACACTTGCTAATGATATGTCTAGTGGCTTTGTTACTTTTAAAAAGTTTCAGACTAGGCGTTATCAATACAACCCGGATGCAGATGCAACTCTATATGCTTCAAGACTGCTTCGTGCAGCTTCTATATTGGAGTTCCTATTAACTGATCCTGATAATAAATCTTAGAGATTCATTTTTTCAGCTAGAGCAGAGAGCCCTATCAGTAGTTCAGTTATATTTTTGGCTTTTCCGACAACATCATCAACTTTCGCTGCTGTATCAGGGCTTAACTCCTTTTCTAATCGTTCTAGCTGCATTTGAAATGTATCAAAACTTAATATATATAAGTCTCTTTCAACAGTGAATCCCCCTTTTTCTGCAAAATTGAATATTTCAAAATTCAACGTAAGATATTCAATACCATATCCTTTATAGTCAATAAATCTCCTATTTTTGAACTCCTCTAAAACTATTTCATATTGTTCTTTACTGATCCTAAGGTCTGGTATATCTTTATAATTTAGTTTAGCTGTTCTTTTCCCGTTTGCTACAACCAAAATATAATTTAATACTTTATCCTTTTCTTCAGCTGTTATAACTAAAGGATATTCTCTTTCATCTTTTGGGGGTACAGTTCTAATTGGGCGCATATTTGAAAAAATATTTATTCTATTGTTTATATAGTTTCATTCTAGTATTACTGTAATACATTATATCTTTTTCTATTTCGCAGGGAATTGTTAAATTGTCTTTTTCTACTATTAGATTCACAATATTGTCGTTTATAGAGTATTTACCTGATACCGTTTCTTTCCATTCATATTCTAAATCCTCATTATCATCTGCAACATTATATATTGTGAAAGATTTCAAGTCAAAAGATATAGCAAAAAAAGATCTTAAATAAGGAGTGCCTTCTTCAAAAGACAATCGAGTTTTTCCGTACCAGTCTTTTGCAGAAGTCCATGTTGTTCCTGCTAAATTAATACTGTCATCAGAGCATGAATTAAATATAAGCACAAATAAGAAGGATAGTATTAAAAATCTTTTTTTCATACGTATATAAGTTTATCCTACATTTCGTTCATTTTTCAACATAGCCAGTTCACCCTTTAATTTTTGGTTTTCTTCCAAAAGCCGTTGGGTAAGCACTGTTTTTTCGTTAATCTCATCTTGTAGATTGGCTATGGTATATACAATACTTTTCAATTTGTCCATTCCTGGTTCTGTTTCTTCTTTTTGAATGAGTATGTCACCTTTGCCTCGTAATAACCACTCTGCGGAAATGTCGTCAAATGACGTGAGTGCTTTCTCGATGAGTTCTGAATCTATTGTGCTTCTTCTTCCTGTTAAATAATTATTCAGAGTTGAATAATTGAATCCTATTGCTATCGCAAAGGCTCTTGGGGAATATCCTTTTGCTTCAATAATCATTTTAATTCGGTCTATTAACGTATCCATAAGCTTGCTTAAAAAGTTAAATATTGTCATATGGCGATATAAAAATGTTATTTCGATTTGCAATATCGTCAAATAGCAATATATTTGCATCATAAATCAATCAATCATACAAACATACAAAAATTGATTGATAAAACCAATTAAAAAATAACGATTATGAGCTACAATTTATCACAAATAATGAAGTCTGCACACCGCAATTACAAGAAGGGTGGAAAAACATTTTCAGAGTGTTTAAAATCTGCATGGAGCTTCGCAAAACTCCAAGAAAGTTTCTCACCGGAAGCAGTGAAATCAAGAACTGATAAATTTTTAGCTGAAAGACATGAAGCTATGAGCAAGACTGCCAAAGCTACACTTAGCAAGGAATATAATAACCTTAATATTCCCGTTTCCGCTTACTACAACCCAAATAGTACTCATTACGGTGCACATTACGTCGGAGATTAATCAAATTATACAACAATGGATAAAAGAACCGAACTAGAAATACAGCGAGACAAATATGAAGCTGTGATTGAAGAACGAGACGCGTTGATCAGCTCTTTGAGAGGTGAGAATGAAAAACTCAAACGAGATTTAGAATCAGAACGTGGATTTTATAGAGAGAAAGTTTCCCAATGTGATGATTTGAAGAAATTTATTGAATCGCAACGAAACTTAATGGACATAGTTTTGAAGAACAACCAAAGTATTCTCTAACCCTCACTAAAGTCAAACCAAACCGCCGGTTATCCGGTACCCAGTCCGGTCTTTGAGCCTGCC